CAACATGACAGCGTAATAAAAGCAACACATTAAGAATCCCTAGGGTTTAGTAGCCCTAGCCCTAGGGAGCTATTAGCAGAGGAGTAGAGATGGCCGCTAGTTACGTAACCGTAGCCCAACTAAGAGCAAATCTTGGTATTGGGACTCTCTACTCCGATGCCGATTTAGAATCTATTTGTCAGACATCCGAGGATTTACTTAATTCTTATCTTTGGTTTAACACTGCACCAGTAGTCGGTGCAAGCATAAGCAATAACGTTGCAAGTGTTGTACTTGCTAATCCTGGCATATTTGTAACTGGTCAAAGCATAACAATTAGCGGATCAGGTGCTGGTGTTTATAACGGCACACATACTCTTACAGGCGCATATCCTGGCACTACAGTACCTGCATCAATAGGTACAGCATTCTGGAGTACATACGCATTCAGTAACTATCCAACAGGCTATTCAATTATTCAATTTGCTAAAGTAAATGCCGATGATCCATTCCATCGTATCTTGCCATACGGTCTTGCAACTGGACCTGGCTATAAAACATTAAATTATTCTGCCACACCAGCTGTAAATAAGGCTGCAATGATTATTGCCGTAGATATTTTCCAATCACTTCAAGTGTCTCAGAACGGGGGCAACGGTATGGATGGCATGAGCCCTAACCGTTATGCCATGGGCTACCAGCTTATAAATAGAGTGAGAGGTCTCATCGCGCCCTACTCTAGCCCTAACACCATGGTCGGCTAATGCCAGCAGCAATTACTACACTTAGATCAACACTTGCAACTGATCTAACTAATACTGGTGTATGGAGTACATTCTCATTTCCACCAGCTACTTTAATTCCTAACAGCGTGGTTGTAACTGTTAGCGACCCTTACCTTGTACCATCAAACAATGACTACACCACTATTGCACCGCTTGCTAACTTTAAGATAATGATCTGTGTACCTGCGCTAGATAACCAGGGTAACCTTGCCGGGATAGAAGATTTTATTGTAGCTGTGGTAAACAAACTAAACGCATCATCTTTGGTGCTAAACATATCAAGTGTCTCCGCTCCAGCTATCGCTAGTGTGGCAAGTGGAGATTTATTAACGTCAGAAATCACAGTATCAATTCTAACGAGCTGGAGTTAAAATGAGCACAGACGCAGAAAACTTAGCCTTCTTAAAAAAGATAGGCCAGATCAAAGAAGCACCAAAACCTGCAACTACTAAAGAAAAAGACGAGGAGTAACAATGGCAATTTTCTTAAATAACACCGCATCAGTAACATTTAACAGCGTTGATCTATCAGCGTATGTTACATCTGTTACCATCAATCAATCATTCGATGAATTAGAAGTAACCGCTATGGGCGATACCGCACATAAGTTTGCTAAGGGCCTAGAGGCAAGCACTATTACTCTAGACTTCCTAAATGATAACGCTGCTGCAACAGTTATTCCTACACTACGTGCTGCTTATGGCACTACTGTAACTGTGGTAATTAAGCAATCATCTGGAGCAGTATCAGCTACAAACCCTTCATACACAGCATCTGTATTGGTAAATAACCTACAGAATGTAAATGGAGCAGTAGGCGATATATCTTCACAAAGCATCACATTTACCTGCAACAGCACAGTAGTTGTAGCAGTAGCCTAAGGAGAAATAATGGCAAAGCTAAAGATAACAAGGGCTAACGGAGAAGTATCTGAACATAAGATTACTCCGGGTGTCGAGTACGCTTTCGAATTAAAATGGTCTAACGGTATTAGCAAAATGCTACGTGAGCATGAGCAACAAACCCATATATTTTGGCTTGCTTGGGAGTGCTTACGTAGAGCTAATATCACAGTGCCTGTCTTTGGCACAGAGTTCATCGATTCTCTAGACACTGTCGAGGTATTAGAAGACGAAAAAAAATAGTTCAGCGTGATTCCATGATTTACGCTATTGCAAGTCTTAGCGTAGAAACCGGGATCGCGCCGCAGTATTTTATAGATTTAGATCCAGAGATGCTTAGGGCAATAGTCCAGGTATTAGCTGATCGAGCTAAGGAGATCAAAAATGCCAGTAAACGTAACAGGCATTAAAGAGATGAAGAAAGCCCTTGGCGAAGTAGATAAAGATCTATTAAAAGACGTTCAGTTACAAATTAGAGTAGCCATGTTGCCTATTAGAGATAAAGCTAGAGGTTACGCTCCAGCAGATAATACGGTCTTATCTGGCTGGACTAAAGCTGCTGGAATTGTCGGCCCCATGAAGTATCGTACCTTTCCTAAATATAATCAAGAGCAAGTAATTCAAGGCATTAAATACAGTGCCGGTAGAAATAAGCGTAATCAAAAAGGCTGGGCTGCATCTAACTACGTATCTAACATAAGCGCACCTGGTGCTATTTATGAAACTGCTGGCCGTAAGTCAGGCCCTGGTGGCGCACCTTGGATTGGTAGAGATGTTAGCGAAACAGATAAAAACATATCGCATTCTAATAACCCGAGAGCAGGCGCACAGTTTATTGCAGCTGCTGGTCCATTAGTTAATGCTAGACCACAAGGCATGGTTGGTAACAATAAAGGCTATAAACAAAAAGGAAGATTAATATACAGAGCGGCTGCCGAAGAGCAAGGTAAAGCTATGTCTCATATATTAAAAGCATTAGACAATACAGCTGCTAAGTTTGTTAAGCGCACAGAAATTAGAAGGGCAGCATAGTGGCTAATTTAATTTTCTCGATTCTATCTGAATACAACGGCAAGGGACTTGCTAAAGGCAAGAAGGATGTAGTTACATTTGAGAAGAGCCTTAAAAGTTTAGGTAAGACTTTAGGCGTTACCCTAGGTGCTGCCGCATTAGTTAATTTTGGAAAGAAGGCTGTAGCCGCTTTTGCTGCTGACGAGAAGGCTGCTAAATCATTAGAGATCCAATTAAAAAATACCGGTTATCAATTTTCAGCACCAGACGTTGAATACTACATAGCCAATCTTCAGAAAATGACTGGCGTATTAGACGATCATTTAAGACCAGCATTTCAAACTCTATTGACTGCCAATGGCTCATTGATTCAAAGCCAGAAAGCATTACAAGTTGCTTTAGACACAAGTGCGGCAACAGGCATGAGCCTAGAAGAAGTAAGCAGTGCTTTAGCTGCTGGCTATAGAGGACAAACTAAGTCCTTAAAGAGTTTAGGAGTTACTTTATCTAAGTCTGCATTAGCCGCTGGAAATATGTCTGTTGCTTTAGAAGAAATTGGCAGGGCGTATTCAGGTCAAGCTGCTGCAAGACTTGATACGTATGCCGGTAAGATGGATAAACTAAAGGTAGTTACAGCTGATGCTACTGAGATTATTGGCAAAGGTTTAGTAGATGCTTTGACAACTTTAGGCAAAGACAAATCATTAGATAAGTTTGCAACAGAATTAAACACTACCGCTACAGCCATATCCTATTTAGTAGGTGGCGTTGCAAGACTTGTTGTTGAAATAAATAAATTAGGCAATATTAAAATAGGTAGTGGTGGTTTATTAGATGTACTTTTTAGAAACCTACCAGTTATCAGTGCATATTATAATGCAGGTAAGAATGCAAGTGCATTAGCAAATGCCCCTACATCTAACTTTACCTATAGCCTTGGATCAGGTGCAGCTTCTGAGATAGCAAAACAACAAGAAGCAAAGTTACGCAAACAATTAAATGCACAATTAGCCAAAGAAATTGAATTAAAGAAGTTAAGAGATAAATACGATGTAGAGCGTATTGGCTTAATGGCCGCACTCGGTCAGGCCACAGATGAAGAAACTAAACTACGCCTAGCAGAGAAGTTAGCCATATTAGATGGCAATACTTCTATGATCGATGATTATCTGGCTTTATCGGATTCTATGCAAGAATTGCAAGATAGTACCTATGTAGCAACAGATGCTTTCAATAGTTTAGCAACTGCTACTAAACAATTATTACTATCCTTTGGTGTAAGTCCTTCTCAAGTAGCTGCAGGTGGCTCTATTATTGATACTGGTTTAGCGAGTGTTGGACCTACTTTAAGTAACACAAATGGTTTAGCTGGTGTTGCTATTAACCAAGGCATGTTAGGCACAAGCCAACAGGCAATAGATCTCAGCCTATCTTTAGGCTTTACAGATACTTCTAATATAACAGATGCATTAACTAGAGCAATAGCCGATGCCTTAATAATTAACAATAAGAACGGATTACCAACCACACCTGCTGGATTCTTATAATGGCCGTACCAACAGTTAATGCGGTTATCAATTTTAGCACTGGTCCATCCTTTGCCCAGGCTTTGATACTTGGATCAGGCATATTAGACACTAATATATTGGCTGATTCTGCAGCTGTAATTGTAGATGTATCTGATCGAGTTAATTCTATACAAACTAACAGAGGCCGTAACGCTTTAGCCGATGAGTTCCAGACTGGCACTATGAGCCTACGCATAGTGGATCAGAATGGCGACTTTAACCCACAGAATCCGAGTAGCCCTTATTTTGAATTACTAACACCTATGAAGAAGGTGCAAATAACTGCAACCTACTCAGGAGTAACATATCCAATCTTCTCAGGCTTTATTACATCTTATGTAAACAGTCAGCCTAAAGATGCAACAGAGGTTGCCTATACAACCATACAAGCAGTAGATGCCTACAGGCTGGCACAGAATGCCCAGATCTCAACAGTCACTGGCTCAGCTGCTGGCGATCTATCCGGCACTAGAGTTAATCAAATATTAGATCAGATTTCATGGCCAGCAACAATGAGGGATGTAGATGCAGGTTTAACTAC